GACAAGTATCAGGGTACGAACGACAATCTATCCGCTCAAGGTAAAAGAAGACAATCGACAGGTAACGCCATCGAAAGAGTCTTCAAGAACATCAACGCATCCTGGAATCTCTTCAAGGATTTGCACGTCTCACCATATGTCATCTTCGTGGCTGGATGTGACTTTCACCACACCGAAACAATCATTCACCGCATAGGTCCAGTCTCGAACTTTGGTAGACACCCCATCGTTCGCGAGGCTCTTCCTAATGGGACGTTCGACATGACTGGAGTGTGCGACGAGATCGACATACACAAAGATCAAAATAGGGAGTTTGGTATTTTTTGTGTCAAGGCACACAGGTACGACGAACACCCGAACAAGACATCTATGTGGACCTCCGAAGAGCGTTTCAAAGTTTTGGATCACATCGGCAAAAAGGCTATTAAGGAAGTCCGACGACATGTATGTAACACATGACTGAATATGTTCAACAACCGATGATTACCTACATTGGTAATAAAAGAAAACTCATTCAGCATATAGAAGAGGTGGTCGAACGATTAAAACCGTCGAGTGCGGTGGATGCCTTTTCTGGTTCGGGTGTTGTCTCTCGAATGTTACTGACGCGTAGTGACACATTGTACGTGAATGATTTGGAAAGGTACTGTGAAGTCTTGTCTGAATGTTTCTTGAAGACGCCTTCACCCGAGGAACAACTTGAGGTTCGAAAACATATCGACGCCATGAATAATCTTCCAGAAAGGACTGGATTCATCTCGGAGTTGTACGCACCGAAAGATTCGAATGAGATTCAAGAAGATGAACGATGCTTTTACACGAAAGAAAATGCCAGAAAAATTGATGCGATGATCGAGTACATACACACACGGGTTCCTGAGAAGCTTCGGTCGTATTGCATGGGTCCTCTATTGGTGAAGAGTAGTATTCACACGAACACGTCGGGTGTGTTTAAAGGGTTTCACAAAGGTGGGTGGGGTGGTAAGAAGGGACATGCACTTGATAGAATTAAGGGTGAAATAAAAGTTGAATGTCCAGTGTGGCATGAAATACCTAAAGATGTTTCGGTGTACAGAAAAGATGTACTCGACTTTCTCGAAGAACTTCCAAAAGTAGATCTCATTTATCTCGATCCACCGTATAACCAACACCCGTACGGGTCAAACTATTTCATGTTAAACCTGATCGCCATGAATGAAAAACCAGAAGAGATTTCTAAAGTTTCTGGTATTCCCACGAATTGGAATAAAAGTGCTTACAATTCAAAGTCTAAGATCATGGAAACGATGCGACGAACCCTGGAACTTTCCACGAAAAAGGCAAAATACACGTTAGTATCGTACAATAACGAAGGATTCATACGCCTTCATGATTGGGAAGACCTTCTACGGTCTTACAAATATGAACGCATAGACATAGACTATAACTGTTATCGAGGATCTCGAAACTTGCAAAATCGTCCGACGAAGGTCACGGAGTTTTTATTCCTCATTTCGTCTTTGTAATTTTGAGGTTTGTCTTCTTTGTCGCCTTCTTAGCGTCATCCTCCTTCTGTTCCAAGTGCTTAGGGTTATACATCTTCTTGTGCAGACGCCAAAGGTCGGGGCCACCGACCCTGAAGTTTTTCCTGATTGTCGCCTTGTACCAAAACACACAATCCTGTATCTTGTTGGACTTTACTGTATTGTCCAACACGAGACATTCATAGTTTTCTGTGCATGCGTCCATCACTTTACAGAACATATCGAAAGAGGGGAAGATACCAAAGAACGACTTGTACAACTTTTCTCTGTTCTGGATAATGTTTTCCCTGAGTATAAACACATAATCGACATTCGCACGAAGTGCTGGGGGGAGGTCCATCACATACTGCATCGTCAACATGAAGAAAATCTTCCAGTGGCGACCATTCATGAAACATTGACGAATACATGTGTCCTTTAAGAACTTACTGTCATACATACAGTCGTCCAAAAGCATGAAGGCTCCACAATTATTCTTCCCCGCACCCACCAACTTTCTTTGCCTCGCCATCACCCGCTCTATCGCATCTCTGTCGTAGTCACCGTAAATGAACAGGTCTGGGATGAAATCAGAATAAAAATGATTTCCCTCCTCTGTACCCGACAGCACAATACCCGCTGGAAGATGTTTCTTGTGAAACATGATATCCTTCACGAGTGTCGACTTACCTGTGTTACGTTTTCCGATGAACACACAAACTCTATCGTCTGAAATCGTAGCGGGGTTGAATTTCTTCAGCTGAAGATTCATTCTACTGTAGTGGCTCGTTTTATTTAGCAAAATTTTACTCATATAGAGTAGGAATGGCTGGTCGCCTGAGACTCGCCGCCACTGGAGTCCAGGATCAATGGCTCACTGGTGAACCACAGTTTTCGTACTTTCTCATGAACTTCAAGAGACATTCAAAGTTTGCCTTTGACTTTGTAGAGAGTCAGTTCAACGGAGACATAGACTTTGGAAACACGTTGACATGTAAAATCCCAAACGATAAGGGTGACCTTGTCAGGAATATGACACTAAAAGTCACTCTGACAGACCCAAATCCAACCGAAAATGTATGGTCAACCTCGATTATGTCACACCTGATTGAACACGCTGAACTTTTTATTGGTGGTCAGCCCATCGAAAAGATTACAGGTGAGTACATTTACATGCATCAGCAGCTGTACAATACGAATGATGATACTGACCAGACTCTCTATTTCCTGAATGGTCATGGAAACTTTCTATCGTACACTGGGACATACACGTACTTCTTAGACCTTCCATTCTACTTTTACAGAAATCCAAGTCTGGCTATACCCACATGCGCCCTAACGAAACAACTCGTGGAGGTTAGGGTCAAGCTAAGACCACTCAGTGAACTCATATACTACGGTGCTCCGAGTAACATCAGTGCCTCTATTCAGAAGTTTTCCATCGATACAGAATTTGTGTATCTCACACCCGAAGAAACTGGTTTCCTGATGTCGAGACCAATGGACTACATAATCACACAGGTACAGTTGGCACAGTTTAAGATGAAAGCTGGTGAAACGAAAAAGTCTGTGATGCTAAACTTTCAACATCCAGTGAAGGAACTTTTCTTTGTGTCTCAATCTGAGGAAGCTGTTCGAGACAACGACCCAAATTATTACAACACCATAGTCAATGCAGAACTTCGTTTCAATAATGAGGTTGTGTTCAATAGAAATGGTCTCTTCCTCGCCTATGAACAGGCACTGAAACACCATGTCAGCGCTCCATCAGCAGCCAACATCGCCAAGTTTGGGATGTACTCATTCTCCCTAAAACCTGAGATGCCCCACCCAACTGGACAAGTAAATATGAGTCGTATATCACACAAACTCTTCACGATTGAAATCAACCCAATCAATTCCGTGGATGACAACAACACTCGAATCTACGCTGTCAATTATAACGTGTTGCGTATCGAGAGTGGTTTAGCAGGATTAAAATTTTAGGTGAATATAATAGTAATGGCTGGACAGATTCAATTGACAACGTCTGGACCTCAAGAGAAGTTTTTCACTCTCGACCCAGATTACAGTCATTTCATAGAAAGTTTCAAAAAACACTCAAACTTCTCGGTGCAATTTGTCGATTTGGATCCAGAAAACGCAGCCGACTTTGGTAAAAAGGTGCGATTCAAAATTCCCCAGAATCAGGGCGACTTGTTGAAGACACTCAGTCTAAAACTCAAACTCCCAGAACTCGTGACACCTAGTGCATGTTACATCGAATCTGTTGGACACGCACTGATTGAGTATGTCGATATCATCATCGGTGGTAAAGTGATTCAGAGGCTTACGAGTGACTATCTCCAGATTTACTCGGAACACTTCGTCACACAGACAAAACAGTACGCTCTCGAACAACTCATCGGTAAATTTCCCGAACGTACGGCACATCGACGTGTGTCTGATAATGAAATCATCGCACGAAACACCCTAGGTACCACCGAGGATGAAAACTTTTTTGTAGACCTTCCATTCTACTTTTACAATCACCCAGAACTCGCCATCCCCATCTGCGCCATCAAAGAACAGGAGATTGAAGTTGAGTTTAAAATCAGAGAAAAGGCGGATGTCGTGATTAAAACAAACGGTGACGCCATCACGTTGGGTGATTTAGACAAGCGAACGGGTATCATCGATTTCAATCTTTGCACAGAACTCGTGTACCTCGACTCCATCGAACGTATCAAGATTGAAAATACAGACAGAGACTACCTCATCACACAAGTGCAGCAAAACACTTTCGACGTTGGGGCGGGTGTCAATGAGGGGTCGTTCAGATTAGACTTTGTCAACCCAATCAAGGAATTATACTTTGTGATTCAACGCCAGGGAACAGCAGGTGACGGTGTCTCTGAAGGAAACTTTGTGACTCCCTTCGACTACGACAATACCTCAGCGACTCAAGATGGAAAGTATACCCTCTATGAAAATCTGGACTATCTCTCCCTCATACTAGATGGCCAAGAGGTAATTACCCAAGAGACTGGGAACGTCACATTTCTCAAAGCAGTGCAGGCGGCGATTCATCACTCGAAGACACAGCTCATCAGACGGTTCTACTCATACAGCTTCGCCCTTCAACCCGAGGAGTGGTATCCAACTGGGCAGGTGAATTTCAGTCTCATCAAAGAGCAAGTACTCAAGATGAACCTGACTTCGTGTCCAGATTATGCGAGACAGATTCGTGTCTATGGCGTGAATTACAACATTCTTCGCGTAAGTGAGGGAACCGCGAAGACTCTTTTTACTCTTAAATACTAAAGATGAATATGCAAACAGGATTTGGTGAATCTCAAATGGCGGAGGAGTACATCAAGAGTATGACAGACATCATGCTCCCTGTGATGGAACAGGCTATGCTTCTCGCAGGCGAATATTGCAAGGCTTGTGGGAGGGATACGATTCTCCCAGAAGACATGGAATATGCGATGAAGTACTGTGCGATGTACACAGTGGGACAACAGATTGGTACGATGTTCCCTGAAATTTATGAAGATGATGAGGACGACGAAGATGAGGACATCGAGGATGTACCCTCAGAGGATTGCCCCCCTTTCGTTCAGTACACAGGGGAAGACACCCGCTTCATTCAGATGAATGAAGCTGTTGAACGTTGGGATTCTTGGGTGCCGCAGAGTCCGATAGAACAGATGTTAAAAAATGCTATTAATAGTAATGAGTAGCTCTGATCCAGAACCATGGTCATTCACAAACGATTCATTTAAAAAGTATGATTCGGATACCAGTTCTAGTGAAGATTCATCAGACGATGAGCAGCTTTTCTCTAAAACAAAAACAATCAAAACCAAAAAATTTAAGAAACATGTTGAGAAGGAGAAACTATCATTCGAATAATTTTTTTCCCTGAGTATAGTATACCAATCACCATGTCCGCTGCTGCCATGAAAACCGTTGACCTCGTCACCCAGGAACTCCAGACCCAGACCCTCAACTCCATCGTTGGTGGTTTCTCCTTCGCGTCCGCCATGGCGTGGATGGACTTCGTCCGTTGGGTCGTCACCCAGATTGTGAAGGTTCCCAAGAACGGCGGTACCCAGTACGCCGTCACTGCCCTCATGACCACCCTGCTCTCCATCATCGTCTTCATGGTCGTTGCCCGTATCAACGGTCGCGTGAAGAAGCCCGCTCAGCCCGTCTTCGCGATTACTCGCTAATCGGTTTGGGTCTACGCTTCATGAGCATCATCAGGAGTAGTCCAATGACTACTATCGCAACGATATACGTATACTCTTTCTTCCATCTATAAGGATTCTCCTTCTTTTCAGGAATGCTTACAGGTGCTTCTCCTTCAAACACTTCTTTGAGAGGAACTTTTGGTAAATTCTTCAGTTTATCAGTGGAACACGCAACTTCAAACTTCAAGATGTGTTCTTGATTCATAAAGTCGTATGGAATCAGGCGACCGTGACTCATGTAGAAAAACTCTATCCGAATGTCTTTGATGTATTTCTGGGAACCAGAATGAAAATGGTGTGTAACGACGTCATCGGCGCCGTTAAAGTTTATGAAATCTGAACCATCGAGAAGTATGTGTCCTGTATAAAATGGGGTGGACGTGTACACACTTTGGGTGAACTCATCCGAACCTGCAGTCACTTTGAGTACTAGGGAATTTGGACCAACGAGATTGATTGCACCAGATGTGAGAACATTACTCACAGATGCCTGGTCAGCAGACGAGAACCCAATAACTTGATGAGGTGTCGTGACAGATGAGGATTCATCGTAGTACCCATTTGTTCCCGAAAAAAACTCGAACGTGAACGTATTCGACGTACCAATATTGGAGAATGTGAAACGTTTCGTGTCCGTGTCGAACGTAACCTCACTCACATTAGATGTGGGTGGTGCGAGTTCATTTTGAAGGTGTGTCGCGAGGTCATCACCAGTGGGGTAGTCAGCATTCTCCAATGTAATCGTTTGACCATCAACACTAAATGTATTATTCGTAGAGCAGAGAGTCAATTGAGGTGTTGGGATACGAGCAGACACCAACTTTAGGTCGGATACGTCGTAGATTGGGTTTTCGAGTGTAATGACATAATTATTCACGAGAGGGTACACATTCACATCACGCTGACTACTATCGATAGAGAGGTTATGAACCTTCATTAAAATATAGGCACAATATTTTAATGATTGTTTTTATCTACGAGAACCGATGCGTTTAATAAATGTGGTGAGCCAGTGGATTGTTCTGGAGTTGTCTCTTTGCGATGTCCAAGTTACGTGAGTTAGGATTCTCATTACACTTGTACGCATTGAATTGATGGTATGGTTTTTGCTGATATTGTTGCGTCCAACCACCATTCGCAGCGGCGAAACGACCATCGATGCGAGATGTATCGGAACGAACCGCTGTGAGAGCGCCACCTTGTCTGAGAGCACTTTCTCGGACATTCATGCGTCCTGGGTTACCCATACGGTTCGCCTTACCACGACGATCCTCTGGACGGAAACCATACTTCATCAATTCCTCGTTATTCTTAGTAGTGATTTGAGCAGCCGCACTCGTCGCGTAAGCGCCGCTGAAGTTGGTGATACCTGGAGCTGCGTGGCTCGCGTAGGCAAACTGCATGTCATTGCGATCGCTTCTAAAGCGAGTTGGATCTTGTGGCATTGTCTGGGCTGGAATAAAACGTTTCGCACCATTGAAACCAAGACCATCGGCCCGATGTCCGGTTTCAGAACGATTTGTGGTTTGCATAGTCTTTTGATGACTGGCCCTTGGTATAGCGCCAGACATACCTTGAGCACGTCCGGCCATTGGTGGAAGTCGTGATGGAAGGAAGGCAGTTGTCTCGGGTTTATTGTGGGTGAGTTCACCAACCACGGCAGCTCGACCACCTGTAATGTCGAATGCTGGACCAGATCGACCAGGAAGAGTTGTAAGTCGGTACTCGCCAACGTTGATGGGGTTCACACGAAACAGTTGTTGGAAACCACCAGCGGCGGGGGTCTCGGCACCAACACCCAAACCAGGACCAACCATTTGTCTCTCAATGGGTGAAAGATTGTTCATTCGACCTGTATCGTACATACGGTTTCGCATGTTTAGAATCTCCTGACCACCACTTCGTTGCTGATACGCAATATCGGCAAAGCTAGACATTTCTCGCTTGCTTGGCACTTCTACACGAGCTTCAAAGTTTTGTTCCGTTTGTTCCTGAATTTCATAT